ATTAGTATTACTATAGGTAGCTGCTAACCCAGTAAGTTGACTTCCATTACCAAATAGATAACTAGCTGTGAGATTGGCCGCTGTAGTTATAGTAGACTGTACTGTTAAAGAGTTATTGACTGTTAGAAAGTTAACAGTGGCACTGCCCGCGGCTGTTATATTACCACCAGCTGCTATATTGTTTCCAGTAACCCAACCTCTAGAAGTGTCAGTATATCTCCAATAGGCCACAGTGGGAGAGCCGAGATCGATACCACCACCATCTACGTTGGCACTGGTGCTGACATTATTTCCCAAAACTATGTTCTTATCGTTGATAGTGACCGTGGTAGAGTTGATAGTTTCTGTTACACCATCGACTCTCAGATTACCTGTTATAACTGTATCACCAGTGACATTTAATACACCGCCTACGTTGGCAAATCCAGTTACAGTAATGTTAGGACCGATTATGGCACCTATCGATGTGATGCCGCTGTTTGAACGTAATACGCCGGATCCGTTAGGTGTAAAAACTATGTTGGCATTGGCTACCGTACCCGTAAAAGTTTGGCTATTTGCCCCTCCGATAGTCAGATTACCCACCTCACCGGCGGTGAACGCATGTCCGCCCGTTGTTACACCGTCGTGTACGTAGGCTGTCCATATTTGTGTGTCTATCGTGATCTCGCCCTCAGCACCCACATAGGTACTGTTGACTGCTGTATTACCTCTTTTCCACTGTACTATTTTACTCATTATATGTTCCCAAAATCAAATGTAGCACTATTTACCCCGTCATTTACTAGGCCTAGATCCAAAGATACAGGCTGTGCCACAGGGTAAGCGTCTGATCTAACCATTATCTGTCCGGCAGCACCATAATTATCATCTACGTAGCTGGCGATGTTTGCTGCTCCAGTGTTTATCTTGACATTATAGGTATATTGTTCTCGGTCTAGCTGTACCATATCTAGGCTAGATACAGTCACAGTACCCAACCCACGTGCCGCATTTGAGATAGTCACGTTGGAGCTCAGAACTACGTTGGCATTGGCATATACGTAGTCGTCTATCATGTTGAATGTCAGCGTATAGCCAGTGATATTTACCGGTTTTTGATCTGCATTCTGTACTTTAATCTTTAGGATATTGTCTATCCCTTTGTAAATCTGTAAGGTATTTGTATACACCACACGGTTCCTTTGGTCAATACTAGGGTCTATATCGTACTGAGCGATAATGACGTTGTCGTAGATATAACTGTTCACTTGTTGCATTAGGTATTTATGTTAAAATACCATAACGGCAAGATCCAGATTTTATATCTATAAATACGGTTGTGGAATTAGATTATCAAAAGATGTTAGATCAGTATCCCTTTCTCAGTTATCTCACGTATGGAGGTAATGAATACATAGGTGTAATACAGAATATTGACGACGTGATCACCAGCATCTACGACTATGCTGTGCTCAAAGGCGAAGATAACAAGAAAATCTATCTAGATTTAGCTGAATCGTGGTGGTGGGAAAGTAATAGGATGGTACCTATCAACATATTCTTAAAGCAGGACTGGCAGCAATTCCGCCCTACGCTTAAGACTTTTAACAGCAAAGATGTGGTTTTAAAGTATGGACCAGCTATAAGTCTCAAGGAAAATGCTCAGAAACGATCAAAAAGAAGATCTATAACACTGGTACGTAGAGTTATCTAGCTAGATAATAGATTCATGTTAACAACAACTAACTGGCTATAGGAAATCGAATGCGCCTTCTTAAAGTAATAAGTATCATCAGCGGGTTTCTCCCACACTGTTTTAGCTACCTCGGCCCAGGACTGACCAATTAAGTGACGCTTGGCAGGCCGTATGACAGACAAGAACATAGCCATACGCGGTATACTATTGACCGCTTCGGGCATGCGTATCAGCGTATCATAGTGATTGCCTATGTGTATTAACTGCTCACAGAATGAACGATCATATAGTTTGTCCCACGCGGGTTCCTGTGTCATCAACTGCTCAAGATGTTGTTCGCTTTCTATCTTCTGATAGAGATTAACATTGAGAAAATCCAGCTTTAGATAGCCACGATCCTCGGCCGCTTGATGGTCTATACTAGCCTGCCCAGTGAAAGGATCCACTGGTATATCTGTAACATAGACTCCTGTAGCATGTTTACTAAATTTATCATCACGTATTATGCTGCCGGAGGTATGCTTTAGTAGGGATAGAATCTGATCTCTGTTAGCAAAGTCGATATCGATGTCACTTTTAAATTTCATAGTCCCGCCTTCTGTAATATGTCCTTGACCCACTCGGTATCTGCGGCATAGTCCTTGAACTTCTGTTGCCAAAAGTCGGGATCGATCCAGGGCAGCACTATCTGGAGTTGCTCTTGATTAAGTGTATCAAGGAAAGCGACTCCACTAGTGCTATTATAAACAATCCAAGGGCTAATACGACCGCTTGATATATGATGGCAAATACGATTGCCATTACCATGCAGAAAGTAGTGACTAAAATCTCCCGCCAATGCCTGATTAGTATCCGCATATTCCTGCATCTCCTTAAGGGCACGTTCCAATGCGTCCTGCACTGGTTCTCTCTTTATATAGTCCGCTAGCCACTCTAGATACAGAGTTTCCTTACACCAATGGTCCAGCTTCTTATTATTCTTCAATAACCAATCTGTAAACTTGGCAGCATTAACAGCCCTGATGTCCACTAGATATCTGCCAAATTTAACAAAGGCAATATAGTAACTACTGTTTACAAAATCATCATAGCTCTTGAGTTTAGCACTGCCCTGCGATAGTTCATAGAATCTCAAGTAGGCTCTCATAACCAACTGTACACCCACGTCTTTTTCCTGTTGCCAACGTCGTTTGGATTCACAGAGATGTGCCACAAGGGTACTTTCTTTGCGGAACTCTTTCTGACAATATTTACAGGTTGTGATCAACCCAACTCCTTCTTTATATCTGCATCGGACATGCCCATATCACGTGCCAGTTTTTTAAGTTCTTTGGTGTCGTTGAGACTTGCCAGTAATTCTAGTTCATCATTCTTGAGATGTGGATATAGTTTAAGCAGGAATTTAACAACCTTGTTATTGTTAGTGTCTTTCTTCTTACTGGCCAACCAAAAGTGTCTCTGCTTGCCAAATCCTGGACTGACTGTGGTACAGATCATCCACTGTAGTTTAGGATGTTTTCCTAGATCAAAGAAGTTTTTATTGACCCGTTCATTAGCAGCTCTGAGATACCACTCCTGCAGATCACTACTGCCATCTACGTTGGCAGAATATTTCATCATGAGGTAAGGACTAAACTTCTTGCGTTCTTCCTCAGTCAGTTCGTCCCAGAACTTTCTGTTCTTAGTATCCAGCTGGGCCATCTCATTGTTAATGCTTAATTTATCAAACATTTTCTTCGCTCAGTAAATAGAATGTTATAATCCGGTCCAGTTCTTCTTTAAGTGCAGGATTCGTCTCAGAGGCACGACGGATCTTACCCCAAAGCTGATCGTCCATCACGTGATCTCTCAAGGGTCTACCATCCCTAGTACGCGGATCGTAGTTATAGCCAATCTCTATCCGTGTGGTGGGATCAGCACCCAGTTCTCTTGCATAAGTGATACCGTCTGCACTTTCGTAGATATAAGTAGCTCCTGGTTTTAAATTGCCCATACTACCATACCTTGCTGTAATTAACCACCTCACTCTGTCTACTGATATCTTTTACAAAGTAAACACAGAGAGGTTTATCATCGTCCGAGTCCAAAGGTATAGCCAACATCTGTCCGGGTTTTAGTTTAGGAAAATACCATTTGACGTCTTGATAGATGTCGATCACTTCTACTGGAAAGAACTCGGGTCTGAAACTACTGATAGGATTAAATGCGAATACGCTGAACCCCCTATCATTTATACTGGTAAGTGGTACTACTTCTAGATCTCCGAGGTCGGGTTCTCCTATCAGTAGTTGCCAGTCTATGGGCATCTTGATCACAGTCTTTCCAATCTTAAGCACTAGGGCTGGACTGTTAAAACTCTCAAGGAATATCAAAGGTATGAAAAAGTAGTCGGGTTCTTTGGGGTCTGAGTTATCCAGTACACAGAATCTAACGTCATCTACTTCTTCTGGTATCTCATTTAACTCATAGCTGGTGTTGTCGAGGGTTAATAAACGCAATGTAGTTCCTTATAATTATTATGTTAGTATATAGTAATACTACAGATTGTCAACCTTTTTATTTCCAAGTCAGCTTCTCGACTTCAAAAGGATAGTTGGCTTCTTTGTAGAAAGCTTTACGCTTGGTCAAGTGTCGCTTGGCGAATTTACAGGTACTGGTTATGTCCCATATCTGTACAAAGTCTTTGTCTTCTGCTTTTCTAATACCCCTACCGATGCTCTGTATAACACGGACAAAGCTCTTTCCGGGTTCTATCAACACCAGATTAAAAATCCTAGGTATGTTGATACCCACTGCTGCCACTCCGTAAGTAGCAATAATGATCTTGTCTGTACTTGTTGCAATCTCATCATACTCATCTTTCCTATCCTTTGCTTTAGTAGATCCCGATACGAATACTGAATCTGTTAATTGCTCTGCTATGTTAGTACCTGTCTCGATCCTATCTACCAAGACCAATGTATTGCCACCTTCTTTGATGCGATCGATCAATTCCGCTAGGTAAGACAATCTATCTGTATTGGTAGTTAGATATTTAAGCTCACTTTGATAGTCTTTGTATTCCACGTAATCTTGTAGCTGTAGCACGTTAACGTGGCAGTTGGCAAGATGTCCTGCTTCCTGTAGTTCACTGGCACTGAGTCTACCTATCACTTCGCCTATGCTACAGCGTAAGGACATGAACTCAAAATCTTCTTTGGGTATGGTTCCAGTCAATCCCCATCGGATAGGAACTCGCGCAAACACACCAGTCAATAATGTCTTGAGTGCATCTGCTTTGGCCATATGGCAATTAGATACTACTGCACCTTCTACAATATAATTGTGATCATTTTCTATACGTAAATTATATACTTCTTGTGGTTTACTTATTTCATTTCTTTTTATTAATTTCATATAAAGCCTTTATTTTTTGTGCAGTATTATCATCAAATTTTGTATAATTGATTTTCAATAATTGACTTTGTAACCATTGTTTATCAACTATTATTATTTTATAGTTGTAAGTTTTTGCCCATTCAGATAATGCCGACATTTTTGATTGAAATATTTCCCCGGTACACAATTCTCTTGGTTTAACTTCTATAAGTTGTTTGTTTGTATGATCTATAAAATCAACTATGTATATTTTTGTAACTCCATTAAATGTATATTCAATTCTTAATTTTTCATATTCGGCAGATTGATTAATGTACTGGTATAATGCCTCCCAACTTGATCTATATTTCTTACCATTAAATGTTGAATCCCAATGAGTATATCTGTTATTACTGTTAGGGGTAAATTCCCCAAGTAGTATTTTTTTCTTCATTAAATCTGATTTAATCTTTTTGGCATCATCTGACATTTTAACGCCGTACATTCCATTACCCGTGCCAGAATTTTTTTTACTAATTTTATCTTTAACTGTTTGAGACCTTGGGCCCAACGTGCCAATATTTTGTCCTTTGGTCCCAGCGTTCCACGACGTGCCTGTGTTGAGATTTTGTTTGATAATACTACCATATTTTTTCTGCACAGATTTGCCGCCAATTGATGCTAATTCAGATTTTATTTCTGTTTCAGTAATAGTACCATTTACAAGTTTATCTATATTGTCAACCCATAAATCAGTCTTTTTATTCATAACTCGTTTTTTGAACTTTTCAAACTTATTACCCTGCAATGTTTCACCATTTGACAATGTTAATGTATTACACGAGTAGTCAATTACTCTAATAGATTGGTTATGTTCTACTAGCTTAGTATTCAGTAATTCTGCCCATTTATTATATTGTATTTTCATAAATACCTTTGCTTTAGTTATATGTATTTACGTTTTATTTATTATTTCATGGCTAATAGTTAATTCATCTGCTCGACACCAGCCTAAATTAGTTAAGAATTTATGATTTCCTGTAACTTGTATTTTAATACCATTATCAAATTCTAATTCATACATTTTTTCACTGTGCGAATTAGTAAGATTTTTATGTTGTTTAATTACAGTATCTACTTTGAATTCTTTTGTAGTTTCAGAATAGTTAATAACTTTATCACCTTGTTGTATATCTTTAATTGCTTTGTAACCAGTAGTAGTTAATACCTTACTATCACCAGAAAAACATTCATCCACTATGACACATACTACATCTTGTAGGAACTCACCTATAGTAATATCTGCTTCAGAACTCTGCGAGCTCTTTAATAGTATGTTGAGACTCTGCCAAGTACATATGGTATGTGTCCTGCCATACTCCTTGCGATCTCCATAGTATACACCTACATCTAATTCCATGTTTATGTAATCTGCTTCGGTCTGTGTGATAAGACTCTTGTTGGGTACTATGACTATGCTACGACCATATTTTTCCACACTCGACGAAAGGGCCGCAGTTATCAGTGTCTTACCCGCACCAGTTGCCACTTCCTGTAGACACTGTGGATTAGCCAGGAATTTGTTGATGATCTCTACTTGATAGTCACGTAGCATTATGGCTTGGCCAGCACGTTCGTGTCCCTTGGGCCACAAGATATGTTCAAAACTCTTTTCCGTGATCAAGTCAAAGTCAAAGGTTGTCCTATAGTCCCTGAGATCTGCGACTTCAATGTCATAATTATGTTCCTCTAGATAGGGTAGTATCTCAGGCAGGAGATTGATATAACTGCTGCCGCCCAGCTGGAAGAAGCTGACTTTGCCATCCCATCGCCCCAGTCTTACCGCGGGTAAGTATCTAGCACCAGGTATCTCAAACTTGAACTTGTTAACTAGGTTCTTCCTAGCGGTCAGATCCAGCCCTTCGAGCTTTACGTTGACTTCATCCTTGATTATTAATTTACAATTCATTCCAGTATCACGACCTTTTCTGCGTTGGTCAACCAGCCTTGCTTTTTAGATCCTACCATGAGGTTGGACATGGTTACTAATAATTTAGGTTTGATATTGAGGGGGCCTTTCCTATTTAAATAGACGATCGCATCTGTATCTTCTTTGGGCAATCCCGTATCGTATACGTGTATGGGTAATCTATTTACCATGGAAGCATACTCTATTATCTGTTCTAGTTTGTACTCGGCTCTCTTGAGTTTAGTGATCCTGTTGGTCAACAGTTGGAACAATTCAGGACTTATCACCGTGAGATCATCCATTATGGGCTTGCTGATATCGTAGCCGCAGACTGGTGCATTGTCAACCAAGGCTATTAGATTGCTGCCACCAAAGCCGCCCAATCGATCGGCTACATGCGCCTTAAGACTGTCTGTGGCATTGGTAATAGAATAACCGTCCCCGTCACTAACTAGTTCTATAGCGTAAGGCTGACTTTCTACTTGGATTATGCTTTCAAAAAGTTCTGCTACCGCGGGATCGATCTCAAATTGATTTTGTATACCTATGGTGCAGGCCCAATTGACCGCACTTTCAGTCAAGGCCAATTCCCATTCCTTGGTAACCGGATTAAAAGAAGAGGAGCCGTTGCCTGTTGACACCCATCGCTTTATGATTGCTATGAGATCAGTGTTATAGGGAAACTTGACTATGAGTCTTTGGTCCCGTATATAGACCCGTCGTGATTCGTCTATAATACGGACGCCAAATCTAAATTTATCCAGTTCTTTGGGGACGATGACACAGTGCTGGGCCAACTGTCTTGAGTAATTACGTATCAGTTTGACTGCTAATTTGGACTGCTTGTCCGTATAGGCACGTTTATACGATAGAGTCTGATCCGCCAGACTGGATATTACACCGGTATCATACCTAGCCAATTGTATTGGATAGGGAGCCGCATTAAACATGCCGCGGAGGACGCCGGTGACATCCCTATAACCTGCCATGAACTCTATATAATCTTCCACATATGTAAGCATAGACATAGTATAACAGTATTTAAACTTACTAGCAAGCTATTTGAATATAAAAAAATCCCCGCATAAGCAGGGATTAAAAACATCGCCTCAGAGCTAACTGAGTATTGGCGATGCTGACTACACGAAGCAACCTGCCGCATGTAATATCTGTCGATTGGCCGACATCGAACCGACTGTCTTTACGTCTATCCAGACTGTCTGACCGTCTCTAAGTTGATCCGCGAGATCCTTTGCGTCCTTCAAACCCATGTCACCAACAGTCCGTATGGCTTTAATTAGTCTGATGAAGTCACTACCCGGTGCATAACCACGTATGGCGAGCCTACCGTTGTGATGGCCCGTCAGCATGGCAAAGAAGATCTCACCTTTGACATCGGGATCCAGCACACTTGCGATCTGTTCCCATAATTCCATACCTTTA